CTGGACTCTTCGTAAAGTCGCAGCCGTCCTCGCGCTCGCAGATCGTCGCCTGGACGACGATGGGGACGCCGATCTTGTCCTGCACCGCCTTGAATTTTTCGAGATAGTTCGTCCGCGTCAATCTCGTCGCAACAAGATCGATCTCATGGAGGCGTCCTGGAAGCGGCTTGCAGTTCGCGACCCAGGATTCATATTCGGATTTCAGTTCGATGTATGGATGGGTCATGACGGAGATACACCTTTGAGAATTTGATCGGCACGATCTTGAGTGATGATATTTTTTGCGACGAGGTAGGCCACGCCCTGGATGACGGCAGCAGCTCCCAGGTCGACCGTGCCAGCGGCCGCGGCCTCGTCGGTGAATATGCGCACCTGGATATCGGTCTGGCCTGCCGTGGTGATGGCAACCGTCTCGGCTTGCGTGAAGAGGTGACGAAACTGCAGCGATGTGACCACCGGCGGCCTTGGCGCGGGCGCGTCGATGACATCATAAGTTTCGGTGACCGATCCGTCCGCTTCGACCGCGTAAGTCGGCGATCCGGTGATGACCTTCCCGGTTGGCGGCTTGAACGAGTCGAACCGCGTCAGCGCGTAGCTGTCCGAACGCCACTGCGTCGAGTCCTTTTGGATTCCGTTGACAAGATCGCCGTTTGGAAGCTTCAAAGTGTCAGGAACCTGCTGGAAGATTTGCAGCACGCTTCCTACAGCGATGTCCACGAGTGCGAATGGCAAGGCATCCCTCCTATTGCGTGTAAGAGATAACAACGACACCAGCCGCACCGGCTCCCCCGGCGTTACTAACTGCACCTCCACCGCCCCCCGATCCTGTGCTGGCCGCCCCTGCACTTCCAGGATTGCCGCTTGCGCCACCAGCGCCACCTACGCCGCTGGAGCCTCCGGCACCAGCCGTAGCTCCCTGCGCCGTGCTGCCCGCACCGCCACCCGCTGCACGAATAACTGGCGATCCCGTTATACTGCTGGATGATCCCGCACCGCCTGCGCCGCCAGCAGTTGTTGTTCCGTTAGCGCCAGTTCCGCCTGAACCACCTCCGCCGCCTGGGCCAAAGAAGCCCGCGCCATTGGCCGAACCGCCTGAATTTCCCGCGCCATTTCCGGCCCCGCCAGGATTACTTGCGCCGGTAGCCCCGCCGCCGCCGCCGCTACCATTGGTAGCTTGTCCGGCTCCGCCGTTGGATGGTGAAAACGAACCGAAGCCGCCGCCGCCAGCTGTCGAACCGAACAGAGAAGAAGGATTCCCTACCGTCCCATTAGTGGATGCCGCTCCACCAGCGACCGACGCCGCGACCGATATAGTGACCGCGTTACCCGGAGTCTGGGTACTATTGCTTCCGGTTATTACGCCGCCGCCGCCGCCGCCGCCGCCGCCATTGCCGCCCGCACCGGACCCACCTCCTCCGACAATCAAATAGTTGTTGTTCGCACTGTTCCAGTCACTCGGAATTGGAAATTTTGAGACTGAAGTGTCCGAGATAATATATATCGTCGGTTGCGAGGTCGGCGTGTAGGTGATGACGCAGATGCCCTGCGCTCCATCTCCACCGTTTCCCGCAGTACCAGCAATTGATCCACCGCCACCGCCACCGCCGTATCCACCACCGTTGCCGCCAGCTCCGGGCGCGCTGCTTGATCCAGCACCACCGCCACCGCCACCGCCGGAGCCAGCGGCTCCACCGTTGTTGCCGGTTGTTGTCCAGTCGGTGCCAGCACCGCCAGCACCACCGGACGCGCCAGAACCGTTTTGCCCACCGCCGCCACCACCACCACCGACTGTGCCAGCAGTGCCAGCCGTCGGAGCAGATGTTCCACCCGCGCCACTTCCTGCTCCTGCCGCGTTGTTGCCACCCGCGCCGCCCGCGCCGGGATTCGAAGCCGCACCGGCAGAGCCATTCGCTCCGTTGGTGCCTGAACCACCACCGCCAGCGCCGCCGCCGCCGCCGCCAGCTTGCGGGTTCGACGTAGAAGATGCACCGGCTCCGCCGTTCCCTTGTGGTCCCCCCGCGCCACCACCTCCGCCAGCGCCACCGGATTGAATAGTGTTGCCACCATTACCGCCTGACGATGTCTTCGTTGTCCCGAGGCCGCTTGCCGAAGCTCCGCCGGTTCCTCCAGTTCCAGTAGTACCAGAGTCAACGGCACCGCCACCGCCTATCGCAAGAACGCCTTGGCCGGTCGTTGTCGGTTGAGTAGTGCCACCGTCGATTCGCAGCCAAGAATTACCCCCGGCGGTGCCGGGGATACCGTGCGCCCCCCCACTGCCGATGCTGTATGAAACCGTAGCCCCGGCGCTGAGAGAAACGTTCGATGACTTAGAATACCCTCCGCCGCCCCCGGCCGCCCCGGCATGATTGGCAGCCGTCGCGTTTGCCCCAGCTCCGCCGCCAGCGATGCACTCGATGGAATTTGCCAAACCATTCCAGTTCTGAGGAAGCACGAGCTTCCCCGCTCCAGTCGTGGTCAGGTAAATCTTGACCGGGCTGAACGCTCCAGCAACCTTCACCACTCCGATTGTCGGAGTAAAAAACTGCGCATGAACCGGAGCCTGCGCGTCCCCGAGCGGAAGCAACGCGAGCAGCGCAACAAGAAGAAGTCTGGTATACACGCTAATCACTGTAGCGCGCTCCACTGATACGACGCCGCGCCGTTGATGCGGCGAACGAACAGGTCATATTTGTTGGTGTTGGTCGTGGCGTAGCTGTCCCCGGTATTTGTCCCAACTGTCCAGCCGCTGAAAGTGATCGCGCCAGCCGATGCGCCGTTGGTCACACGGACGATGCAGCTCCCATCGTTCGCTGGGGCCGCGAGAGTAAAGGCTCCGTTGTTGGTGACGAACTGAAGCGGTACTGTGCCGCAGTTCAGCGTGAGCGTACCGCTCGACTGCGTTCCAAGGTTTCCGGAGGTGACGTTCGCACCGCCAGTCAGCGTCTGACCGGCGATATTGAGCGCGGCGACGGTCGTGGCCGATCCAGGCCACGTGATCGTGTTGCCTCCGATCTGGAACGTGCTCTGGAAGTTTGCCGTCCCAGAGAAAGTGCTCGATCCGCTGTAGGTATTGTTGCCGTTCAGGAATGGGATATTCGCTCCGGAGGTTCCGGTGTTCTGAAACGCTGCCGTTCCGAGCGTACCACCGGTACCGACATTCAGGGTCGATCCGTCAGTCCCGGTGAAGGTCAGCGTGTTGCTGATCGTCGCTACTTTGGCATTCGCAATAGTCAGTGTGCCGCTGCTGGCCGTTATGGTAAGGCCATTGATTGAAATCCCACTCGTCGTCATCGAAATCAAGTTTGTCGAGTTGACGCCGAGGAGGAAGTTGGTGCTGTTCGCGGTGCGAAGGATCGTATTACCGGAGACGTCGAGCGTATAGTTGAGCCGCGCGTTACCGCCAGCCGTGACCGAAAATGGCGTAGTGCTGTCGGTGCTTTCAGCAATCTGAAAACCTCCGGAGTTGACTTGAACCGTGCCCCCGGCAGGAGTCAGAACAATGTTTGCAGCGCCAGTGGAAATCGTTAGGCCACCCGTCATTCCAGAGCCGGTCTGAATGAGACCCGCTGGCGAAGCCCCGCCACTAGCGATCATTGCCGTATAACAATTTACGCAAGTAAGCGAAGCCTGACTTGTTGCCTGGGTTGCAGAGTTCGATGACGTTCCGACGTTCTGAACCAAAAAGTTATTGGCAAATCCGGTATTGGCCGATGACGCTGTGATGGATGACGCACCTCCAGTGCCGAAGGTAAAGATGGGTGTTGTGATCGTCGGCGAGAACGACAGCACCACGGCACCCGCCGCGCCGGTCACCTGGTATTCGCCCAGCACCGCGCCGTTGTCGTACAGTACGCGGCCCGTGCTACCGCTCGTGATCGTAGAGGTTCCGACCGTGAGACCTGCAGCGGTCAAGGAAACTGCGGTGCCGTTGATGTAGAGCCCGCTCGAATTGATCGTTCCAGCGCCTTTGGAGCCGCCAGTTGGCGATCCTCCGATGGTCCATCCGCCATCGGAATTTATTTTCCCTGCAGTCTGGTAGGAGTTCTGCGAAGTTCCCGAGCTGCCAGCGTTGGCCCACTGGAAGATCAAGCCGCCGCCGACGCCGGAACCTGTTCCCCTGGATAGCGCAATCGTCAAGTCGGCCCCGGCACCATTGGTGGTGCCAGCAACGACGTTCTGGACGCTGATCGTTTGAGCTACTGCGGTGGCTGCATCCGGAGCGCCCAGACGGACATTCGCCGCGCCGAACCTTTCGATGAAGAGGTCTCGAACGGCATTCCCTGGACCAAAGGCAATGCTTGGAACATCGGTCGCGTTCATGCCGATCCGGACGCGCGGCACTGTGTCGCCAGTTATCTGCGCGTACCAGCCCGGCGATGTGGTGGTGGCTCCCTGGTTGGTCTGCTGCGCAAGGAAGGTGTTGGCGACCGTGAAATCAAACGCGTAGGTGACAGCACCGGCAGGAAAAGAAACAGTGATTGGCGACGTGCCAGCAAACGAACCGGCCGAAGGTCCAGTGAACGGACCAACAGTTACTCCGTTGACGCGGCCGAAGAAGCCAGCAGTTGTGCTCCACAGATCGCCGTTGACCGGCGCGCTCGGCGCAACTCCATGCGGAAGATTGAGACCGGCGCGAGTAGTGGTCGACGCTGGGGTGAGAACCCTTGCGGCGAAGGTGACGACGGAGGTTGATGTTCCAATAACTGGGTTGACTGTCCCGCTTGGCGGAGCCTGAGAGCCGGTGGCGTTATTGCAGATGGCTCCTGCCGCAAACTGGCCCGTGCAGTCGGCCAATGCTTCGCCAGCCCAAAGGCCAAGCGAGAGAACGGCAGAGACCGCCAGAAGGCGGAAAGACTTCATCATGACTGGTACCATCCGTTGACGCTTGGATTCGGATTGATGGTGATCCACCCGTATGGGTTTGTGATCGTCAGGCTGGAGAGGCCGTCACACCTCTCGCCACCAGTGAAGGTGAGCGTGATCGGATTTACATCCGAGGCGTTGCCACTGAAGTCCTTGATGAGAACCGGGTAAGGGTAAGCCATCGAGGATGACAGCGGAGCGATGACGCTGAATGGAGCAGCAGCCCCGTTGACCAGAACTTGCACTACCGTTGACGCAATAGTGTAAGGAGTCGAATTAACGACAACTCTTGCGTTAACGAAGGGGTACGCTGCGAAGTAAGCTCCGAGAACAGCCGTCGTGACCTGGAAATTATTTCCGAATTGCGCGTTGCCAGGAGAGACGATCTCCATGACTTCGCCGCCCGTCAAAGAAACGTTAAGAGACTGCAGGCTGGTCAGCCGACCATCGAGTGGTGTGAATGTTGCGGCCATCAGCTACTCGTCGAGTATTGCAGGATGCGAGGCGTCGACCCGTCCTGCAGACAACGGATCAACTGCGGTCCAGCACCCCATGGTGGATTTTTTGGCGCGTTGTATTCGACAATCCTGACGGTCTGCTCCTCGTAAGCGAAGTTTGGAACGCGAGCATTGATCACTGGCGGAGGGTCTGGCGGCAGAATGATCGTGCGGAATTGTTCCTGCGGGACATCGAGACAATTTCCGCTAACACAAACAAGAATCTGCTTGTTGTAGAGATGTGATCCAGCCCACTCGAACTGCCAAGCCAAGTCAGAACGATTGAACCAGCGGCCACAGCGATCACACTGTGCTGCGGCTTCAGGATTCTGCGCGTTGACGCGGACATGGCGAGATTGCGGTCGGCTCATCTGAAGTACCCCGCGAGTCCGGGGTTGATGTAGAGCGGAACGTTCTCGACGTTCTGCTTCATCGCCACGCTGAACGACTTTTCGTAATCGGCTCCGCGCTGCTGCTCGAACTGAGGTGCGTAATAGCGCGACAACCGGTGAGCGAGACCGGCGACATAGGCGTCCAGGAAGAGATACTGCAGTTCGGCGTTACCACCCTGCGCCGACTCCGCATCCTGAATCTGACGGTAGCGCCAGTAGGTGCAAGAGTATGTCGTGTTGTTGTCCGGCACCGGCCAGAACGTCAGCGTCGGCGCGACAGTACGAAGATAGAAGAACGACGTCGGGAAGCCCTGCTGCGTTGGGTTAGCCAGCGACGCGTAATCAGTCCGTGAGAACGGCATGATCAGGCGGTTCTGTCCGCTCTGACCGTTGTTCGGCGTCACGAATAGATCGAGCACCATGACGGTGCTCGCCGGTACGGTGTATGTCGCTACCCCGGCCGTCATGGTGAACGTCTGGGTATCCTGCGTCCAAAGCAGAACACCTTGGTTCGACCACTCGACTTGCTGAAGGTTCGCCTCTTGCTTTGCGTCGGCGATATGTTGAGGCGTGAGTTCGGTTCGCTTGACCTGGATACGACCGAACGCGCTCAGGAACAGAGCGCCGAGCGTCGGATCGTAGCTATAGGTGCCGCTCGTTGCCACTGCGTCCTCATCGATTCACGCCTCATTGGCGAAAATCATTTATCCAGCGCCGGCCTGGACGAAGCGGGACCGCAACGCGCCAGTACCGGAATTGATGGTGAGTCTCATGGCGATGAACGGGAAGTTGAACAGGCCGTCCTTCGTCGCACTCGCCGCGACCAAAGCGCTCGGGCTCAGGTCGGAGAAATTCAGAGGGAAGCTGACACCGGTCGGCAGCGCGTTCGGATCGTCGAACGTGTACTCGACGGTGTAATTGGCTGCGCCAGAGACAAGCTGAATGGCAGCGCTGACGTTCATCGGCGAGTAGCTGCGCCAGTTCATCGTGTACCACTGCGAAGAACCAACACCATTGGTGCCAGCCTTCAGCGTGCCAGCAACCGATCCGCTCGCCGTGATGCGAGTGACCGTCACGAAATCAATGTTGGACTGTGCAGCGCCGCCGCTTGCTCCGGCAAAGGTGTCGCTGATCGCAGCGCCGCCAGCGTTGGTACCGGACACCGTGAAGGTGATGCCGGTATCGTCGCCGCCTGACGTGATGATGACACGGCGGCCAATCGCCGAGTTGGCTGCCGTCGCGGTATCGATGGTCGCTACGCCTGCAGTGGCAGCGGAGCCATTGATCAGGATCGCGCCAGCGCCTGGAGACTGGCTCGCCGAGATGTTGTTGTCGGCGGCAGCGCCAAGCTGCTTGGTGAAGTTGATGACCGTTCCCATAGAGCCACCTCAACCCTTCCGTGATGCCCGGTCGGCTCGGCTCTTGGACGGCTCGCCCTCGACATGAATGCTTGGAAACTTGCGACGAACCTTGGCCCTAATCTTGGCCTGCAGTTCCGGCGAAGCGTGTTGAGAGGCGCGGGCTAGAGCGTTGCGTGCGTGAGAAGCGTTCTCAACCGGATACGAACGATCCGGCCCCGCAAAGTCCGAGGCCGGAAGCTTGTTTCGAGCCTTGGTCGAGAGCTTCGCCACCGGACTCAGTCCGAGTGGACGCCGCCCTCTGGCTGCTCACCCTTGGTGATTTCCTTCACCTTGGCAGCGGTGCTGAGCGGCATGCGGTTGGCACCGACGCCACCGCCACGCTTGCGGCCAGGGACCATGCCGCCACGGGCGCGCTTGTCGGCACGATGCTTCGACTCGTGGCCTTCGCCATGATGGACCTTGCCACCATGCTTTCTCTCTTCGGCTTCCTTGGCCGCTGGCTGATCCTTGCCTGCGTTCCAGTGGACAGAACCACCGCCAGCCTTCTTGGCGTGATGTCGTGCTCGGCTCATTTCGAATAGTCCTCTTCACCCGGTTCCGTGGGCTCGGCCGCTGGAATTTACCTGCCAGCGATCAGGTTAAAGGACAGTCCTCAGACTTGTGTGACGCCGACAAGTCCTGCGGTTGTGGTCATGTTCGCCGGGACCGGCGACCACGAAATGGTGAGGCGCTTCGTGCCGTCAGCAGCAGACGGCGTGGCGAAGGTGCCGCGAACGTCTCCGGTCGTTGAAGTGGCCGGGCTCGTCGTGACAGCGGCGACGAAGGTGCCACCGGCATCGTCCTGGTTCTGGACGACGAGTTCGATGATGCCTGCGCCTTCGATGAAGGTCGTGACGCCGGAGACCACGACACCAACGGTCTGACCGGCAGTTCCGGTGTTACCAGCGGTGATCGCGGTACCGGCCTGAGTGGCACCGATTGCGTAGGTGCCAGCCAGCGCTACAACGCCGCCCGTCACCGACGAGCCGTTAGCCTGGGCCGTCAGCGTAGCGGCCTTGGCACCGGTCGTAACGGCTTCCGTGACTCGGACGTTCACCGAGATCAGCTTGAAGTCGAACGGAACGTCGATCTGGTACTGCTGCGCGTTCGCCAACTGTGGGAAGCGAACCGGAATTTCCAGCGTGGTCTGGTTGGCGACCGAGCCGCCGTTGATGAACGACTGCGGAGTGCCCCACCAGATGCCGAGATACGGGAAACGATCCGTCCGCAGCGGGAGGCCGAAGGTGTCGACGGTGCCAACGGTTGTCGCTGTCGAGTTGACGGTACCGACCGGCGTGATCGAGGCGATGTACTTGAACGCCTTGGTCGACGTGACACTACCGTTGTTCGGGCCGGTGAGGGCCTGCGTCATCGGGTATCCGTAGATGTCGTATCCACGGATGGTGTAGGTCGCGGCGGAATCGTCGGCGTTGTTCGTGATCTTGACGCAACGAGAAATCGCCCACAGTGGGTTCCAGGCGTTGATCGGACCATTCGATCCGTTGTCGCCCTGGCCAAAGTCAATCGGCGGCTGCGGCGCAGTCGCGGAGTTGACGTCGATGCCGAGCAGGCCGGTGACGGCCAGACCGGTGGCAGCGTTGGTGATAGCGCAGCCAATGGTGATGCCAGCGCCGCTGGCTGCCACGAGCGTCAGTGGCGTGCCGTTCACCGAAGTCTGGCTGGCGGCAATGTTGTTGGCGGCAGCGGTCGAAGGAGCTTGGTCGATGACCGTCAGGGCGGTCGTCGAGAGCCAGCCGTAGGTCGGCTGCGTCGCGCGCTGGCCCGGCTGATACGTGAACGGCCCGCGAGGGTCGAGCAGCATATCGCCCTGATACCAAGCGTTCGGCCCGGCATCAGGGTTCGAGTCGAAAGACTGGGCCTGCCCGAAGGTGACAAGCGGGCCTTGTTCAGCAGTGATTCCCATGGCGACTTAGCCTCGCAGTTGACACCTGACGTGTTACGGCGTCGACCTCGGTTAGGAGGTCGGCGCAGTGCCCCACAGGGCGCGCGGGTCGTTGTAGTTGAAGCTGTAACGCTCCCAGCCCTTGACCAGCAGGTTGTCGGTCGTGAAGTCGACCTGCATGTCGATCTCGAACGGCTCGCGCTCCAGGTACAGGAGGCCCGGCTGATCGGTCTTGATGTACCAAGGGTACGGCGACGTGAAGAAGACGTTCTTCACGTAATCCGTGACACCACCAGCGGTGCTGCCGATGACGTTCGGGTCGTTCATCGCGGTGCCCGGCCGGAGTTCAGCGCGGAGCAGGCGCAGAGCGACAGGCTCGTTGTTCGGGTGGATCACGAGCGTCTTGCCCGTGGCCATCATACGGAGACCAGCGTTGTCGTAGAAGCCGGTCTGGATCGAGATCATGCCGTTGAGCAGCGATGACTCGTTCAGGTCGACGTCGACTGACGGACGGTTCGCCCAGGTGGACGGACCAGAACCGCCAGCCGGAAGCGGGTGAGCGGTGCTCAGCAGGGCGACGCCGTCGCCACCGACCGTGTTGTCGTACGTGGTCGAGTTGTTGAAGACCGCCGCAGCGTAGATTTCCTTGGTCTGCGCGAACGAGCGCTGCAGGCCGAGGTTCGACGGACGGAACTGCGCCTTGTACAGGTTGTCCGAGATCGTGTTGCGGGTGATCGCGTAGCCAAGACCGATGCCGACGTGCAACTGGTTGTAGACGAAAGCCTCACCAGCGCCGTTGTCGAACTGGGTCTGGCCGCCGTCACTCTTGAGTTGCGCGAGAGGCAGGAACCGCATTGAAGCGGTGCGCTCCTGCGCCATCTCCGACTTGCCCTGGTCGAACAGCTTTGGCCAGATCGCGGGCCACTGCTTGTATTCGCCGACGACTCCACGGAGACCTGGGACCAGGAGGTCGCGGATTGCTGCGACGTTGATAGCCATGGATCAGACCCCCGCCGAGTTCTTGTATTGCTGGTTGTTGAACGCGACCATCACATTGTTGTAGCCGGTCGTGTTGTCGGTCCCGTTCACGCCAGGAGGCGAGGTCAGGATGTTGACAATCTTGAACGGGTACGTGCTGGTTGCGCCCGGCGTGCCGAGATACATCCCGGAGATGCCGGTGGTGGTGTTGCCGGAGCCAACCACGACGTCGGTGGTGAATCCGATCTTGGTGTAGTCGATGGCTGAAGCGCCAGCCTGCGCCAAGAACTGCGCGTTCGGATCGTCGATGATGTAGCAAGAGACATCACCGGTCGCGTCGGAGCCTGGGTAGTAGTTGTTCCAGACGCCCTTCTTCTGGCTCGTCGAGTAGTACTCGCAGCCGATGAAGATACCGACCGGAATCTTGGTTGACGTTGCGCCGTCACCAGCGACCCACTGCGTGAGATAACCGGCCGCGCCGCCCTGCGCGTCACCGGAGACCCACATGCGAACCAAGTCGCCGAAGAAGATCGCGGTCGTGTACGTCGACTTGATCTTGTATGCAGTGGGGCTGCCCGCGCGAGCAAAGTTCGGTGCCCCGCTGGCAGTACCGACTTGCTGGAAGCCAAACGCGGCTTGCGTATTTGCCAAATTATCCTCCCGTCGTCATCATTGGAGAAGAAGCTATCGATGACGCGATAGCGGCACCCCTAGCTACGATTGCGCGCTCGATGACGGAGAAGTCATCTCCGGCTGAGATCGCATTCATCGCGCTCTTCAGCAGCGCGGTCACCGTGTTCTCAGAATTTTGCTTGCGAGAAACATCCCGCAGGTTGACGAGCCTATTGTCGTCACGGTCACGATTGATGTGGTCGATCTCCCGTGAAGGCCATTCCTTGTAAGAAATGAACCACGCCAGCCGGTGAGCTAAGAATTTGTGATAGTTGACACGGATCACTCGATATCCGTTCGGCATAACAAAGCCAGCCGGGGCTGTCGCTCCACGACCGTACTTGCGAAGGAAGACGCCAGTCTTCGGATCATAGGAAAGCAGAGAGCAAACCAGTTCGTGGTTCACCGCCTCCTGCTTCATCCTATTTACGAGACCAGCCATCGCTGACAAATCTGCCCTGTCTTGGCGATCAACTCTGACACCGGCTCGGTGCGAGGATCGTCGAGGTTGAAACCGTCACAGCGCGCGACGGCTGTCTGAGGGGATTTGCCTGCCCTGCGTGGGCGGCGCTTCCGAGCGGCCTGCTGGCCCTTCAACACCACCAGCAAGGCGGCGTTGGTATTCTGATCTACGGACGGTAGGAGAGTCGCGAGACGGTTACAAGATATTGGAGGGGCAAATCATTAACGATTTGAATCGATGAAATCGACCACATCGGCCTTCGCCGCGAGCACCATTTCCATGCCTTTGTGGAAGTGATCGAGGGCTTCACCTTTCTTCAGACGACCAGCCTGCTCATCGAATAAACCATCGATATATCTACGAAAAAGCCCGACGACGAAGTCGCGGCATGCGTCATCGATCAGCTTCAACATCTCGTCTTTATCGGGCGCTCCGCTCATGCCCAAGAGCATGACGGAGGCTCCCAGCCTGTACAGTTCTGTACAGAATTGTTCACAATTTTCGGACGGGGTAATTACTCCCGTTAATTGCCCCGAATTACCCCCGAAATCGTCCCGGGACCATATTGACTGGCGAGACGATTTATGGAATGGGCGGTCATTAGCCGGACGGAGCGTCCGGCTACCGCGCAAGGGAGACTTGCCATGCTGGACTACGCAGTTTTGGTTGGAAGATTCCAGCCCTTCCATAACGGTCATCAGGCAGTACTCGACCGCGCTCTCAAGGAAGCGCGCACGGTCATTGTCCTGATCGGCTCCTCGAACCTGCACCGCAGCCCAAAGAACCCATTCACCTACGAAGAACGGGTTCAGATGATCGGCGATGTCTACGGGAGACGATGGCGGGATCGAGAGATTTCGCTCGATCCCTTCAACAACCGCATCGTCTTCCGGCCGCTGAACGATTTCCCAGACCGTGACGCGCTCTGGATCACCGCTGTCGGCGAGATCGTCGAAAGCGTGCTCGACAAGAGCAGCGCAAATCCGAAGATCGGCTTCGTCAGCTTCAGCGGCGACACACTTGCGACAGCCGATGGAAAGTGGTTCCCGCAGTGGGAGCCTATCGACATGAAGGTGAGACAGGGCACGATCAGCGCCACCGCGATCCGCGAGCAGTATCTCCAGGCGGCACCGATCATCGGCAACTACATGCCGATAGAGGTGCAGAAATTTTTGCAGGACTTCTCGCTGAAGCCTGAGTTCAAATGGCTGCTCAACGAGGCGCGCTTTCTTCGATCTTACGCCGACGAATGGGGTGAAGGACCATTCGTCACCGCCGACGCGGTCGTCGAGCAGAGCGGCCACATCCTCCTCGTGACCAGAAAGCATCCGCCGTACGAAGGAGCGCTCGCGCTCCCTGGTGGATTTGCAAAACCGAACGAGCGTCTCATCGACACGATGGCCAGAGAACTCAGGGAGGAGACGCGCATCTCAGACAATTATGGCCCGATCCCTATTGGCAAGATCAAGACCTTCATCAAGGGATCGGCGCTAATCGATACACCGGAACGCGATCCTCGCGGCGGGATCATCACGATGGCGTATCACCTCGAACTTCCGAAGAGCGAACAACTCTTCCGCGTTCGCGGCGACGACGATGCCGCGCATGCCCAGTGGTATGACATCGCCAATCTGAAACCAGATCAGCTTATGGCTGATCACTGGTTTATCATTCAGCGCTTCATTGGAGTGAACTGGAAATAACGCGACTGGGAGCCAGCCGCGTCAATGGCCTGAAAGGAGATTTCACATGGCCAACATAAGAGCAGTACGCAATCCACTCACCGACACCGACAGCTACAAATTCTCTCACTTCCTGCAGTACCCTCCGGAGATCACCAACGTGTCCTCGTACATCGAGGCGCGCTCCGGTGACGACTGGATCGTCTTCTTCGGTCTGCAGATGTGGCTGAAGGATTATCTCTCCAAGCCGATCATGATGGACGACGTCGCCGACGCCGAACTTCTGATGAAGCAACACGGCGAGCCGTTCAACACGCGCGGCTTCACAAGCCTCATCGGCAAGCCGTGGCCGGTCAAGATTCAGGCGGTCGCCGAAGGCACGCCGGTCGCTCCGGGGAACGTCCTTGTGCAACTCTCCAACACTGATCCGGAGCTTCCGTGGGTGACGTCGTTCCTGGAGACGTCACTGCTGCGCGCGATATGGTACCCAAGCACGGTCGCTACCAACAGCCGCAAGATCAAGCGCCTCATCAAGCGCTACCTCGATGACACCGGCAATCCCGATCTGCTGCCGTTCAAGCTGCACGACTTCGGCTTCCGTGGCGTATCGAGCCGCGAGAGCGGATGTATCGGCGGGCTGGCGCACCTCGTCAACTTCATGGGCTCCGACACGGTCGGTGCTCTGGAGTACGGTCGCAGGTTCTACCGCGAGCCGTGCGCCGGTTTCAGCATTCCGGCCGCCGAGCACAGCACGATCATGGCGTGGACCCAGGCCGGTGAGGTCAACGCCTACGACAACATGATCAAGCAGTTCAGCAAGAAGGGGTCGATCTACGCCGTCGTCTCGGACACCTACGATATCTTCGCGGCCTGCGACAAGCTCTGGGGCGGCATTCTCCGTGACAAGATCGTTGCGGCTGGCGGCACCTTGGTGATCCGGCCGGACTCCGGCGACCCGGTCGACACTACGCTGAAGGTTCTCAACATCCTGGTGAACCGCTTCGGCACCAAGACCAACGACAAGGGATTCAAGGTGCTGCCGGACTATCTCAGGATCATCTGGGGAGATGGCGTCAATTATTCCTCGATCTCGGAAATTCTCTATGGCCTGAAGGATGCAGGCTGGTCGGCCGACAACATCGCGTTCGGAATGGGCGGCGCTCTTCTCCAGGACGTCACCCGCGATGACTTCTCATTCGCGATGAAGGCGAACGCCGTCAGTGTCGATGGCGGCGCGAAGTGGATGCCGATCTCCAAGAACCCGGTAACGTCGTCCGGCAAGAAGTCGAAGGCCGGTCGGCTCGGGCTGATCCGCGAGGAGGAGTGGAAGACCGTTCCGGAAGCTTCCATCGAAGACCCGCGCAGCAACTATCTCAAGACCGTCTGGGAAGACGGCCGGTTGCTGATCGAGACGACGTTGAAGGAAGTCCGCGAGCGCGCTGCGGTCTGAAGGTACATGATTGTACAATGGAGAGCGGCCTTCGGGCCGCTCTTTTTTGTGTGACGTCCAGGAGATGATGAATGTCTAGCGAAAAAAATACCTATAGCTGCGCGAAATGCGGCAATTCATTCGAGAGCGAGCACACCGCGATGTGCGGCCTGTCCGACATCCGTGAATACAAGGAAGGAACTCCTGTCCCTGACATCGGCTTGTTCGTCTGCGACGAGTGTGCAGAGCAGATTAGGAATGGCAGAGGTGCAAGGATTTGAACCTTGACTGACGGTGTTGGAAGCCGTTGTGCTACCGTTACACTACACCCCCGTATTGGTACTCGGAGCCAGGATCGAACTGGCGTAACCCGGTCCACAGCCGAGCGCTTTTCCACTAAGCTATCCGAGCATGAAACAGAATCTCAGAAGAGCAAAAATACTTGGGATGCCGCAAGGCACTGCGGCCAACATTCTTAGAAATGTCATTGCTATTCTCGATGGCTCAGAAACTTGGTCTTGATAATTGCTATCGATGCTCGAACAGAATTATGTCTGTCGACGAATTTTCAATCGACCATAAGATCGACTGGCTGAACTCAGAAACACCTCTCCTGACTTTTTTGGATATAGAAAATATCGCTTTCTCGCACTATCTCTGCAATGTCAGAGCAGCAAAAAACCCTCTCAAAAAATACAACTCAGATTTGGAAAGGGGTCGAGCTTCGGAAAAACGAATGCGAGAGAATGGGACTTGGCGAGCGCGCCAAGACGTAAAGAACAAGAATCGTAAAATCAAACGTGCAGCATCAAAACTGGTCGCGGCCATGGGGGTTGAACCCACCTAAGCACCCTTATGAGGAGCGCCCGTTCACCTACCGAACTGCCGCGATGGCGGCGGGTGTCGGAATCGAACCGACCATCGCAGGCTTCAAAGACCCGCTCCCTCCCAGAGGCCCCGCTACAGAATTGGTGAACGCTACGGGAGTCGAACCAGCGATGTTCCGCATTGAAAGTGCGGTACCCTTACCACCCAGGCGAAGCGTTCATTGTGAATTGGAGCGGGCGGCCGGAATCGAACCGGTCGTCTTCAGCTTGGAAGGCTGTTGCTCTACCTATTGAGCTACGCCCGCATTATTCCGGCAGCGTGTAGTACACGCGACCCTTATCGTCCGTGTGCTTGACGCCACGGCGCGCGATTTCGTTTAGCAAAGCGCTGTGACTCTGCGAATAGAGATGCGGCATCTGAGAGAAACCAGATTCGTCGCTCTTTGGTTTCCGTGGGAATAGGCCGTCTTCGAGATAGTATTTTCTCGTCTCAGACATTGCACACCTCTTGAATTGGCGGAGAGTATCCGATTCGAACGGATGACAGGAGTTACCCTGTGGCGGTTTAGCAAACCGCTGGTTTAGTCCAACTCACCCAACTCCCCAGGAAAATTTATTTTCGTCGACACGAACCATTGATCCACGGGCCTTATCGCAATCGAGCGATGCTCAAGACGTGCGAGTTAGGCCCATTCCATCGGAGTCAAGTTTTCGAATTTCGCTTCGCGGACTCAATGTCCATGCGGGTTTCCGAGATCGCTGTGAGACTGTTTTGCGATTTTCAGGATTCGCGTTTGCTACAATCGTCTCGTTCAGTCGGAAATGTCCGATGATCAAGGAGACGACAATGAAGATCAAAGCAGACATCTATCTCTACGACGAAGCGCCTCGCATTGGCTGCGGCTATCGCCGTTGCTGGCTCACTATCGGATACAAGTGGGTCCGCATCGAGGAGTGCGCCACCGGCCATGTCCAGAAGGTAAAGCGCTGGCCTATCGATGGCCGTACCATGCAGCGGTACGACTACATCGCTCGCCGCAAACCGGTGGAGGTGCGGTGATGGCTAAGTATGACAGCGTCAATGGCCAATGGCCTGAAGGCACGGCGTGCGGCACAGCTATCAAGCCAACACCGCAAGAGGCGATGGCTGGTGCCAAGCGGCTTTACCGCAAGGCGATGGGTCGACCGTTCCGTGGCAAGGTCAAGCTAACGTCGGGGCGGCGCGACACCGCGATCAGGCGCGGCGTGCTATATGTCAACCCGGACTGGCGTGGCGGTGGGTGGCACGAGATCGTGCATTCCATATCGCACCATGCCAGCTACCGTCTCTATCGAGAGGCGCACGGACCACGTCATGCTTTCATCGAACGCGAGTTGATCAGCTACGTGGTCAAGTCGGGATGGCTCGAAGGCAAGCTGCGCCGACCAGAGCAGCCGAAGGCTGAGATCGACATCAAAACTGTGCGCCACCATCGCATTCTCGCCAGGATCGAAGCTTGGGAGCGCAAGAAGAAGCGGGCCGAAAGCGCGCTCAAGAAGCTTGAGCGCCAGCGCCGATACTACGAGAGAGCCGCGTAAGCGGCTCTCTTCTTTTGGTGATCCCGGCAAGATTCAAACTTGCGACCTGTCGTGTAGGAAACGACCGCTCTATCCACTGAGCTACGGGACCTTTGGTGCCTTCGACAGGACTCGAACCTGCATACGCGCGGAGTAGAAATCCGCCGTTCATCCAGTTGAACTACGAAGGCGTAATGGAGGCGACGTCCGGAGTCGAACCGGACTAGACGGGGTTGCAATCCGTAGCCTCACCGCTCGGCCACGTCGCCGTGAATTGGCTGGGGAAGTAGGCTTCGAACCCACGACCTGCCGAGTCAGAGTCGGCTGCTCTACCATCTGAGCTATTCCCCAATGTCGGCGCGGCCGAAGCCGCGCCGTATCACTTAGACCTCGGTCGGGTCGAAGACCGGGCCGTTGTCGCGCGGCTTCTCGCGCTCAACCTCCGCGATGTAGCGGAAGATGCCCTCGGAGAACCCGTCGATGTGGGTCCACTTTCCATAACCGAGGCCGTTCTTGTTGGAAGCGACGTTGATCATGTAGGCGTACTTCATCACCGGGTCCGGCACGCGGTCGGCCGACTGCTCGTCGGTCACAACGATCAGGCGGTCGTAACCACCCATGCCGTTGTTGGCAGCGATGAGGTTCATCTGCGCCACAGCCTGACCGAGGTAGGTTCCGCTGTGCGACTGCGACTTGGTGATCGCATCGACACCGGCCATACCACGACGCGGCGGCACCTCGACGATCTGGTTCGAGAACGTGAAGACCCGAACATCACCCGGCATGATCGAGGCGAGGGCCGCAGCCGCATCGATCCTCATCATGTCGGACTTGCCGGACATCTTCTCGTCCATCGATCCGGAGACGTCGACCAGGACCAGCGTCTTGCCCTTCGGCTTCGGCATATCCTCGATGGAGGCGACGAGCGCCTGATCGAGGTAACGCTCGAACTGAGGAACGACGCGGGCTGCAGCCACGTACCGGAACGGGAAGACACGATGCGCTCCGCCCTTGCGAGCAAGGATCGCAGCGCGAACCAAGTCCTCATCGACTCCGGCCTGGACCATGTTGCGGAGGTTCCGCAGCAGAGCCAGATAGCCGAGCTTGCCATCGCGCAGCAGGCGCTCGAAGGTCTCCTTCTTGTCTGCGCCACCGGATAGTGCGACCTCCCAGGTGTCCGGCGTAGCCAAGGTGCGATCCAGCGCCCGCTTCCACAGCGCGGCCTGCCCCGGGTTTGCCGGGGTCGGCCGGATGAAGCGGATGACGTCACGCAGCTTCACTGCGCCGTCGCGGTCGTACTTCGCCAGGGCGTACTCATCGAACTTCGCGAACGCCTTGCGGAGACCCTTCAGCACCTGGGCCGAGAACTTCCGGCCATGGCCAGCCTTCGCCTTCCGGCGATCACCGCCGTGAGTGTAGACGGCGACGAACTCACCGAGTTCGTCGGCGCGCTGGATCACGCGGCCAATCGTCTGCGCGACGATGCTGTTGCCCTTGCCAGTCCGCGTCAGGACTTCGAGCAGCAGCAGCGGGACGTGACGAAGGTTGAAGACCTCGCGCGCCTCGATAGCGATAGCGGCGACGATCTCCGGCTTCACGTTCTGAGCCGTCTCGACGATGCGGTCAGCAATCGTCTTGCCGGACTCGTAGAACTCGCTCTCCCACAGGAGGCACGACATCACCGTCCGGCGCAACTGAGCCTCGGCCGAGATGTTCGCGACGGCCGGTCCACCCTCGTGGGTGAAGACCTTCGGCTGCCGCTGGGCGACATTCATTCTCATGGTTTTCTTCCTTCCTCTGTTTTTGAAAATGCCGCCATGGCGAGACTTGGCAAGGAGGCGAAAACGGAGACGTAAGCGCTCTACCAACTGAGCTACCGGGTGTCAGACACCCAGGTGGGACTCGAACCCACGACCTCTCGATTATCAATCGAAGTAACCGTTCTCTACAGCGCAAGTCCCGCCATGACGGCGGTTGGAAGGTGCCACGACCGAACGCCACAACGAGATCGAGCAAAGGTTGAACACGGCGTATGTGCCCCCTGCTGGGCGCATCCCCGTTGTGGGGATGATTGGATTCGAACCAACGAAGTAACCGTATCCTACAGCGTCGACCTCGTAGTGGCGTAACCGTAAACGGAACAGAGCAAAGGGCGAGAGCGGAGACTGGGGCGAACCCCATCTTCAGTTTGGACGAAGAAGTAACCGCGCTCTACAGCGTCTGTTCCGTCTACGGTGCTCGGCAAAATTCGATCACGGTTTTTCCGTTTCAGATTACAAGTCTGATGAAGTATCCGTGGCCTACAGCGCGAGCACCTTTTAACGCCGCACAACGTGTACGGCGCTAAGTCAGACCCATGAGACACCTGTGAGACGATGTCAATATGGGGAATTGGTCTGTGCGGAGAGATTCGAACTCCCGACCCCCTGCGCCCAAGGCAGGTGCGCTACCGGGCTGCGCTACGCACAGATTAACTGGACTTCCCGAGTGGACTCGAACCACCGACCTGAAGATTCGTAATCTTCTGCTCTTCCAACTGAGCTACGGGAAGGATTGCATCCCAGAAAAAACTCTCGGCAAATCTGATCGGAGAAGACCCGCCGCTATTAAGCGGCAGGTCCACGTAGCATCTGCTCCAGATTATCTGGAGAATTGTCTCTCTTCTTATCGTTCTTGTGATGGACTATCAGTCCATCAAAATCATCAGGATTCTTCTTTGTCTTGCGCCACCAGTTAACCCGATGCTCGTAAGCATATCGTCCTCGATAGCGCTTCCCCGGATATTCTGGTGGAGGAATCACGAGTTCGTATGGACCGTTTTTCATTGAACCGAATGGTAGAGTATTTCCTGTTAATCATCAATAACAAGAGTTCCATCTGCGGGAATTTTTCATGTTTCGAACAAAAGTGAGCACTTTGATACAGTTTCGATACACCGGAAGTCTGATCATCTCCATCGTAAACAGAGTGATGAAAATGTTCGATGTATCATTCGACTCTGATGAACTAGCAGCACTTGGCCGCAAGTTCGACGGATTCTGTTCCTGCTTCAGGTCGTCCTGGGGACAGGAGCCTGGAGAGATCATGAGAACAGAGTTCGCTCGATGCATCCTAGCTCAAGCCGTCGATAAGAAGATCGGCCGAGAAAAGCGCACCACGCCGTGGGCGATAGGACTATCAATCGATCACGGGATCGATATTGGTGGACCGTGTCAGAATCGAACTGACGACCCCCTGCGTGCAAAACAGGTGCTCTCCCAACATGAGCTAACGGCCCGTGAGTGAAATGGTGGAGCTACGGAGACTCGAACTCCGGACCTACGCCATGCCATGACGTCGCTCTTCCAACTGAGCTATAGCCCCATGCGTCATTGTTTAATGATGGAACTTAAATCCGACTCCAAAATTGAAAGGGGTCGGGGAGATTCGAATGCAAGATATACTCGTCTATCTCGCGGTGATCGCCACGCTGGTCACTTTTCTATGTGACGCTGCGCCCGTGGCTTGAATGGTGCATGGAGGTGGAATCGAACCACCCTCTAGGAAAGAGGCATCCCTCGGTACAGTTTGGCTTCTTCAATAACCTCTACCTTAAACCTAGAGGTGGCATGTTCTATGCGATGGCAGTTAGAACAAAGAAGATCACATTTTTTCAATTCTTTCTTTAGAACAGACCAACTTTTATTGGCGGTGTTACCAAGATTGAAATACTTCAGCTTCCCATTCCTATGATGAAATTCTAAGGCCGCTGGATGCGAAAACCCACATCTGGAACACTTACCGCCAAGCAAATCGATTGCTGCTAGTTTTGTCCGTAATCTACGGATCAAGGTATTGCATGACCCGCATCTTTTCCTGCGTGTCGTTTTTAGTGGCTTGTTACAAAGCCTGCATAACATAATGGTGCCAGGAGTTGGTTCTGACCCAACCTCTCCGGTTTTTCAAACCGGCGCTTTCACCAGATTAGCTTCCCTGGCTATACTGTAAAGGCTCTACCGACTGAGCTATCCACGCGTATTGGAGCGGAGAACCGGGATCGAACCGGCGACCTAAACCTTGGCAAGGTTTCGCTCTACCTCTGAGCTATCTCCGCGTATTGGTGAGTGGGAGAGGAGTCGAACCTCCGCCATTAAGGAACGGTTTTACAGACCGCCGTCTCCTTGCCGTCGAGACTATGATCCCACTCATAGTAGGCTCGGCCAAAACCGCATGTGCACGTCTTGCACGGCCTCGGCCACAGTGCGTTCAGATCACCGCAAAGCGTTGGATGCTGCTTTAGCAACCTGACTGACTCGGTCATCGAAAGACCGGTAGTCGCCATGTGCCGAGAAAGCGCCATACTGTAACAGTTGGTTGCGGGATGCCGGAGTTGAACCGGCTTACCCCAGGTTATGAGCCTGAGCGAGATAGACGACCTCCCACCCGCGAAATTATGCCAACGCTTCTCATCTCGTCGGCAGCGCTACTGTACATCCGAGCTTGCGCGAAATGTGGGGAGCCATTCTGGTGCAAGGCGGCTCCCCGATTCTCCCCGAACGGTTACGCCGCGAGGCGCACTTCGTTCATGCCGACGTTGTCGTTGGCATTCATTTCTTCGCCGCCCGCAGGTACGCCAAAACTGCCTCTAGCTCTTCGATTGAAGCATTGGACTTAAGAAGGTTAGCCCGATGCGACATAACCACCACGTTTCCTTTGACGTACCCAAGTGACGGATCGTGACGATCAAGACTCGGAGAGTATAGGGTCGGACCCCGATGTCCTTGATCGCCAATC